CTTCTACGTCGATGCCGTGCTGTGACTGTGCGTCTTGTGCGGCTTCAAAAGTCCAGCGAGCTGATAGCTTTCTGGTTTTTGCTTCGACTGTTTGCTTTAAGATCTGAATGCTTAGTTTGTTACCACCATCACCTTCAAGTACTGCTGTATTGTCGGCTCTGCCTGTTGTAGCATTACCTGAATATGCTTCAGCAATTTTGAATGGTGATAGAGCTTCTTCACCAGCAGTTGCGCCTGACCCGCCTGAGCCAATTGTTTCTGCATAGCGTACTCTAAGTGTGTGGATTTGACCCACTGGTCCAGTCATAGGCTGAACACCAACAAGTTCATTTGCAATCACTGTTGGCATCACACGTCTGATAACTGGTAGGATAACTCTATTAAGAGTTGCGACATTACCGGCAGAAGTTGCACCAGCTGTAGCAGTCTCTGACAAATACTGTCTAGTATTTTCCAAAGTTGTTGCCATTACAGCCTTTTTAGTGCCTTGTAGGCCCTCTAGTAGTGCAGTTTTAGTATCCTGCCAGCGACTTTCTAGTAGTTCTGACATTTGGTTTCTCCTTAATTTAATCCAGCTAGACGACGGATTGCTACAACATTCTCATCATCTGCTTTACTACTAACGTTAGTTAATGACTTTTCGTCACGGTTGCCTGTTACTTCTTTTGCCTCTGCTAATACTGCCTTCTGCTTTGCTGGACTGTTACCATCAATTACTGACGGTAGATACTTATCAAACGCAGAACTTAATCTATCTGTTTGAACTGATTCCAGTAAGTCTGTCATAATTTCTTTTTGATCTTTACCCAAAGGTGCTACAAGATCATTTAAGATTTTATCTCTACGAGCTGATTCAGCAAGTTTTGTTTTTTCTTCTGCAGCTGTTTCAGCAAGTTTCTTAGCCTTAGCGGCTAGTGTTTTTGCTTCTACAATTTGTTTCTCTTTTGTGTCAATGACCTTCAAGAGTTTTGCAGTTTCTGACTTTTCGTTAAGATAGCTGTTAGCGTATTCTGATGCGAATGCTTCGAATAGCTTACGGCCAAAGTCATTTCTACGTGCAGACTCAATATCTTCTTTCAGTTGACCAATTTCACCTTTCAGTGATTTTGAAACTGTTTCTGATACTGCTTTTGCACTTTTTGCGACAAAGTCTTTTTTGACTTCTGCAAATTTTTCTTTAGCTTCACGTACTAAACGTACTTTTGTTTCTGCTAAGTCTTTCTTATCTTCGTAAAACTCTGCAAGTTCTTTTGCTAGTGATTCTACAACAAATTCCTCAAGCTGAACAAATTTCTTTGCCATTGTCTTTTGGTCTTCATGTAGCTCGCCTACCTCTTTGCCTAGTTGAGTCATTACAAACTCTTTCATTAGCTTTGCATTTTCACGCTGTGCAATAGCAAATTTTGCTTTTGCTTCTGCTAGTTGCTTTCTGTCCTCTTGGAATTCAGCAACTTCAGCACTTAGACGCTCTTCTAATAATGAATCAATAGATTCAATCATAGTTGTTTTGTCATGCTCATACTTTTTAGCAAATTCTTCACGAAGCTCTGCAGTGGCCGCCTGGCGATTTTCTTTCACCTTTGCTTCCCATGCTTCTTCGATCTCACGGCGCACGTCTTCAGAAACTACGTCATTTTCGAATAATGTTTTTAGTGCATCCAACATGTTTATTTTCTCCTTTTATTGGAGTCGGTTGATTATATTAACCAACGATTCTTTTAAAAACTTTTGTGCCTTGTTATCATGTCTAGTTGCCTGTGCTAATTCGTATGCCTTATATCCGCCGCGAGCATTCATAAGGTGCTCGTAAATTGGTGTAGGATATGCACCAGGGGCGCTGGGCTGAGCCACAACGTCCACGGTGATAATTTCAAAATCTGATACTGTATTGCTACCATCTTCAGAAACATTACCGCTACCTCTGCTTGAAACTCCTAATTTTACGCCGCTTTCTAGCATTGTTCTAACTAATTGTCCCATTGGTGTTGGTAATATTTTTAGTTTTCCATAACCGTTAGCATCATCCATCCACATTTCTGTAATCATGTGTGATACGCGGTCAAGGTTAATATTGAGGCCTTCTGGATGATCAACTTCGCCGAGAACACTGTATCCTCCTGCTATCTGATCGTTGAGAGTTTTGACAGCCCTGCCAATTTCATTTACAGGATACACACGCTGATTAGCATTGCGTACTCCGCCCTGTATACAAATGCCCTTCATATACAGGTCTTTTCCTTCGTTGGCATCTTCGACAACCATTCTAGCTTGATCGAATGTCAAATGCTCTCGTAAGTTTTTCATCTACTCTCCCCAACCTTGCTGATTAAGAGCCAATAGTGGCTTTTTTGTTATCAGCAGATTCTGGCTTCGACTTCTTTTCAGCGCCGTGGCCAGGTTCGTTTTTAGTGCCTGATTTAGCACTAGTACCGCCTGGAACATTTCTATTCCCTGCGTTATCTTCTGTAGGCTTTGCAGGAGTCATACCTTTTTCTTCTGCACCTTGTGCAATATTTCCTGCGTCACCGCCCATATCATTTGCGCCTGCAACAGTTGACTTAGTGTTTGCACCATTGTCACCCATTGAAGCTGTAACTTTGTTTGTATACTCACGCATGATTTCACCGGCAGTCATTGTTGATTCATCAACTTCTTCTTCAGTTGCTTCTTCAACTTCTTCATCTGATGCTTCTTCAACTTCTTCGTCATCTGATTCAAAAGCTACTGCTTCTTCTTCTGGCTCTTCTTCACCAGCGTCCGTATCCATGTCGCCTTCGTCATCGCCTTCGTCACCAGCTTCTTCGCCGTCCATCATTGCGTCAAATTCTGCTTTAAGCTCGTCTAGTGCATCTTCTAGATCCATTACACGATCTTCTAATTCTTCGTCACCAGCTTCATCGCCCATGTCCATTTCTGGCTCTTCGTCACCTTCTGGTTCCATGTCGCCCATCATGTCGTCTGCTGGATCGCCGCCCATGTCCATTGGATCAGCTTCAACTTCAAATTCGTCTAAGTCAAAGTCTTCTTTAACTTCTTCGTCTTTGTCGTCATCTGATTCTTCAACTTCTTCATCAGCTGCTTCGTTTGTTTCTTCGTCATCATCTTTTGATGCTTCATCTACTTCTTCATCAGTAGCTTCTTCAACTTCTTCGTCGTTTTCTGCTAAATCATTTTCAAGTAGGTTTTCATAAATTTCACGTGATTTTTCAACCACAATCTCGTGGAAAAGCTCTTCCGCACCTTCTTTGTCTTCGTTAACAAGGCGCTCAAGCATTTCTTCAAATTTGTTAAGATCTGCCATTTTTTTCTCCTATAAATGTTTTACCTATGGTAAGGCTGTCATTATTATTTAGTATTAGGGAGAAAATATACGTAGATATAGGCTCAAAACGAGCCATTTTAGGAAAATTGGGTCGTTTTTACATATTTTTGTAAAAAATGTCATATGATATTGTTTTTAAATTATCAACAGTATTTAGTTCCGGTGGACAAAAATTATCTGGCTGTATAACCCTAAAATACTTTATTTTTGGATTTTCTATTAGTACTGTTCTTGTTTGTCTAAGCCAATTACCAAAATATGTAGCACGTTCATTTGCTTTTTTATAGTTCCTAGTATCAGCATATAAGTTGTTTAATACTTTTCCATTGTCAAGTCCTTGAAAATCAAATCCTATAATGTATATTTCATCATATTTGTGCTGACTTGCTAACCATAATGCTGTAGGACCACTGCTCCAACCTTTTGAAGGATTGAAGAAGTTTAAATGTCTCATTTTGTTGTATGCTTTGTTTGGATTAGTGTATACTGTGTTATCGTATTGCCATTTGTATTGATTTATTTCCAAAATCATTTTTACATCTACAGCAATTAGATAATCTGGAGTGAATTCTCTGTATAGTGCATTACAGCCGTAGATCTTGCCTTTAGATTTAAGTTTTTCTAAATCTAAATTTTTTCTACTTGTGCCGTTTCCTAGTACAAATGCCCTGTTCATTAAATACCGTCACCGGACATAGCCGCTTGCGAAGCTAGTCCATACATCTGTCTTACAAATTCAAGCTCATTAGCTTGTTCTTTAGTATGTAGTTCAGATGCTTTACGTGAACGGTTTATTTGGCGTAAGGTGAGTCGTGTTTTACGTGTGTCAGAACTTTTTAGAATAGAAGTATCAAACTCTGGCTCGTATGAGTCATCGTCGGACATTTCAAATGTTTCTTTGTCGTAATAAAAAAGTTCTCTTAGTATCATAGTATTATTTATACTTTATATTGTCTGATCGCCTGCTGGTGCAGCAGCTCCTGCTCCAACATCTTGTGTAGTAGCAGTTTCTGGTGGAGTATCTGTGCCGCCATCTTCAGGGGCAGGTTCTTCTCCGCCAACATCTTCCATGTCTCCCATGTCAGTTGCCATTCCTGCTGAACTAATACCAGTTGATCTCATCTCTCCTGCACTATCAGTTTGTGGTGCACCAAGAGCTTCGTCATTTTCTTCTCTCCACATACGTTCATTTTCTGCTA